ATGAAGAAGATTTTGTTAGCGACCTTAGTTGTCGCAAGTTTGTTCACCTCTTGTAAGGAGCACTTCTCTGACGGAGAGCGTGTAGGTACAGTTACCAAGTTTAGCAAGGCTGGTGTTTTTTGGGATTCTTGGGATGGTCTCTTGAACATTACTCAGACAGGAATGAACTCCAGTGGAGAGCCATTCACTTTCTCTATTGATAATGACCGCAACGACCAACAGAAACTCATCGACACCTTGGTTAAGGCACAGGTAGAGGGATGGAAGGTCAAGATTAAATATCACCAAGTATGGGGTGCGAAGAATGTTTTCAACAATCGCGGTGAGAGTGATTTTTTCGTAGATGATGTAATCGTTCTTGATAAGAATTTCTCTAAGATTGGCGATATAGTGAAGGGAACTTCCAAGCCGAGTGCAAGCGTTCCTAAGCGTGACACCATCCTAGTGAAGATAGTTAAGTAACCAATCGCCCTCTCTTAGGAGGGGGCTTTTTAATTATAGCGTATGAAAGAAGAAGATTTAAAGAAAGCTATTGAGTTGAAGGATAAACTTGATAGCGAAAGACAACTTTTAAGGTTTGTACATTTTCCGTCTGTGTATTTAAGAGTTAATCTTGAAGAAAACAGCGACCACGGACGTATTCGTAACATAGATTACCTTCTCGATAATGATGTTATCAAAGGACTGAGAGCGATGGTTATCGCCAATATTGAGAAGAGAATTAATGACTTGCAGGAAGAATTAGAAAAACTTTAGATTATGGCAGTAGTAAATATAGATTTGTCTGAGTACGATGCTATACGTAAGCGCAACTCAGAGTTGGAAGAGCAAGTTAAGGAACTCAAAAAGTTGAATGATTCCTTGAAAAACGGCTCAAAGGTTATTTTACGTAGAGAGACAGCTCTAGTACGTGAAGTTGAAACTCCTGATTATGACCCTATATCTGGGTTACAAACTTACAAGAGACATATGTGTAGTAGAGGTGTAACGGAATCTTCTGAGTCTTATGTTAACTTTGAGGATGTTCGTCTGAAGGTCGAACAGGCTATGCAAGATGAGATTAATCGTAGCATCCATGATAGAGACTGCGAAAGACAATCTTATGCTGATGCAAAAAGTAAACTCGATAATGAGTATAACTTGAAGAAAGCTGGCCTCGAAAAGGAGTACAAAAATAAGGCAAGGGACTTGGAAGAGGAGTATCATCGCAAGGAGTGTGATTTCGAATCAGAAAAACTTCGCATTCTTAATCTGCTCCCTAATATACGGAAATTGGCAGAAGAGTTGCATGATGATTTGAACAATCGATTTTTCAAACCTAAGCATGCTATCGAGTTGGCTAATTCTATCATCAATACAACGATAAAGAAGTGGTAGGCTTATGGGAAGTTTTATAAAAGAGCGTCTCATTTTTGCATACTGCTGGACGCATTCGACAGGTAGATGTAAGGTTTGTACTTGTTGTTACACCTTCAAGAAATGTAAGGACTTCGTAAATTCTTTTTGGAAGATACACCGCTACAGGCATTATCACAAGACAAAAGCGAAATATCCATGTACGCTTGTTGAGTTTAGGAAGGGAGTTAGACCATTATTTCGTAAAAAATTTTAGGCTTATGGAAACAGAGAACATTAAGTTCAAGGCTAAACGTCTTGACGGAAAAGGATGGGTTTGCGGATATTTCTACGAAGAGAATGGTAATACATACATCATCGAAAATCGCCAGAAAGGAAGTATGCTGAACCGAAATATCACTTATCAGGTAGACCCTTCTACCGTCTGCCAGTTTACAGGACTGAAAGACTGCGATGGCAATGAGATTTGGGAAGGTGACATTATGAAAAGCCCAAACTTAGAAGAATTAGCCATAATAAAATGGGATGATTCTTTATGTGGTTTTAAATGTGTAGGTGTTATTAGTAATATTTATTATTCTCTTAGTTCTCTTGTTGTATTCGATAGATGGTATGTCGTTGGCAATAAATTCGATAAGTAGTAGCTTATGGATACAGAAAGATATTATTATGCAGTAGCATCCTTCATGCGTAAGGATGGCAAAATTAGCGTCAGTTCGGTTACGTGTAGTGTTAATTAAGTTCTATCCTCTCATGGAAATCATTACGGACGTGGAAGAGAGGTTCAAGGATGATATGGTTAGTGGAACAGTAATCATTCAGAGTGTTATTGAGATTAGTAAACAGGACTATGATGCTTTTAATGAACGCATCGCTAAAATGAAAGAGAAGAATGGAAAGGTTGACAAAGGTAATGGATAAGTACTTGGGCCGTGCCAAACTGAGTTGGGCACAGGAAGAACTTCTACAGAAATTGCAAGATGCAGCTGAACGCCATAAAAGATTGGTGATTCTGAAAGGTAGAAGGTTAGGTTGGTAAAAGCTATAGCGTATGAAAAAGAAAGTATTGACCCTATCCGTCAGCAAGCAGTGGTTCGATATGATTGCTGACGAAAGAAAGGATGAAGAGTATCGGGAGATAAAGCCGTATTGGGCATCCCGACTTGTAAACCAGCAAGCCGAAGGCGGCGAAGTGCTTTTTGATGAGTACGGCGGTTATTGTTGTGTGACAGGTGAGCCGGAATACAAGCCATACACCCACGTCCTCTTCATTAATGGCTACCGCAAGGATAGTCCACGCATAGAGAAAGAGATTGAGAGTATCACCATCGGCAAACCTAAGAAAGGCTTATGCCCAGACAAATGGCTTGATACTGAGTTTTTTATTATTAAATTTAAGTAGCTTATGACAAACGAGGAATTTTTCAATGCTCATATGGGTGAGCGAGTTCTTTATAAAGGTAAGGACATCGGGGCATACGTAGCAGGTTATGTAGAGGAAAAGTATATTATCTTAGGATTTGATGATTATACAGGCTGCATTCTGTTCTTCACTTCAAAAGTGAAAAATCTTTGTGACCTATATCACTCATACCGATTCGCAAAGTTGAAGTATTTGAAAGTAATAGAACAATAGTTATGAAAAAGGAAGATAGAATTAAGGTGTGGGAGAAGTACGGGCACCATTGCGCATACTGCGGAAAAGAAATAAAGCTTGAAGATATGCAAGTAGACCATTTCGTTCCAAAGAATCGTGGCGGTTACTCTCGTTGGAGTGATAAGGAAGGTAAGTATGTCGTTTCTCATGGTGAGGATAGTATGGAGAATTACATGCCTTCTTGCCGAGCCTGTAACTTTAGAAAGCGGGATATGAATATCGAACAATTCCGTGAATCTATAAGAGAACAGGCTGAAGGTTTGCTTAGAGGTGCTGCAAAGTTCCAAGTAAGTATGAGTATCGCTTATGGTCTACTTACTCCTTCTTTCAATAAGCCTATCGTATTCTATTTTGAAGAACAAAAAGGAGTAGCGTATGACTAGTATTAGAAAAGCTAAGAAACAAATGAAGAAGGCTCGTCCGTATTGGGAAAGTCAAGGTTACAGGTTTAGGCGCAAGGCTAAGATAATCAGGCATTCGTTGAAGTCTTTTCTTGGTGGTTATAGCACTAAATGGATATACTACTGCTTTGTGAATATGAATGGACGAATACAAAATTACTTTCCTATTCGGACAAAGTCAAGAAGAAAGCGAGGTAAGCATGCGAAGAAGATTCTTTAGATTCTTTAAGGCTCGCATTCCTCGCAAGCTAAAGAAGGCTGCTAGGTATGGTATTGAAAGACGTGTATACCCAAAGACTGAAGAGAAGGATACAGCCGTTGGTCATGCATACATCTATACCGAGAATGTTAAGTATGTAATATTAGGTAGACGTACCAAGTGGAAACAAAAGGCACGTTTTAAAATTATAAAAGAATATAAGAAACAACTTGCCTATATGTGGCATAGGCAATGCGACCGAATGATAACATGGTAACAGAAAAAGCAGAGCCTAGTGCCCTGCTTTTTCCTTGTCTTCACGTTCTCGTTTCTCGGCTATAGCCTGTCTGAGCCATGCACCTTTGTTGCGTCCTAGGGATTCACAAAACTCAAACGTTTCTTCGTTTACATGCGTCACAACCCTATAGATGAGTGCAGCTGCGCCCTTGCTCGGTGCTCCGGCTCGCTCTCTGCGGCCACCCCACCCTGGATGCTGACTGACCTTGCATTGCTGAACCTTGCCCTTGCTATTGATGCGGAACTTCATTTTCAGCCGGTCATTTACCCAAACTTCAGCAATTACCGCATCGGGCGTCTGCTGAAGGGTAGATTTGGCGATGCCGATAAGATAGGATTTATCCTTGAAGAAGGTCTCTGTCTCATCGAGTATCGCCCAATCATCGTAGATTATGATTCTTGCCTTTTCCATATCATCAACCTAATATTGCCATCAGTATCGTGAATAAGAAGATAAAGAGCACGAACCATTCCTGTTTACTCATGGCTTACCCCCTTTCTTCTTCTCTTGCGATGATAAATTTGAAGTGCTTTCACAACTCTGTGGTCTTCTTTCCAACCAAAAGAAGTTTTAATCACTCGTTTCAGCCAATACATATTTTTACCCTTGTCGGGTCCGAGAAGTATCTTCTTTACAAATCTTGCTTTCATTTCTTACCTCCTTTCTTCTGATAGGCTCGAACCCTACAGATAGCCTTTGCGATTCTGTGGTCTTTGCCTAAGCCATAAGCATAAACCATGATTCGTGGTCTCCAAAAATAGTTTTTCTTTCTACAAAGTATCTTCTTCGCCTGTCGTAATTTCATTTCTTACCTCCTTTCTTGTCGAATTTATTGCCGATAACTTTTAGTTGCCTATTACGCAACATTCTCCCCAAAGTATTTGGGTAGAGAACAGGGTATTCTGTATCGACCAAACTAAAACTAGTGTTGCCTTGATTCCAAACTACTTCATAGATGCTGCCTGTATCCTCGTATTGTCTGAGCAAATCATGCTCATAGATAGGAAATCCGTTACAATCCCGTGCGCCTGTAAATTGGCAGAGGGTGTTGGTGTCTATAGTAGGATTAATATTTCCTCTCGAAAAGAACTGACTATTAGCATAAGGTTTGCAATCTAACCACATTTCTGTATCAATTAGCTTTGCCTTGAAATTGATTTCGCTCATTTCTCCCCTCCTTCCTCGATTACTCCTATCGGTTTGATGTCGTTCACACTTTCATCCTCGGTGAAGAAGGAAACCTTCATCATGTCGCTCACGTAGGCCATAGCCACAACATCTTCATGTGCGTTCTTGATGATACAGATGTCTCCTCTTACCTCGTTCTGCATTTTCAGATACTTCACGGCTGCATCCTTCACCGCCAAAGGATTCATTTTCTTTGTTATCGTCTCACCCGACTGAGGGAAGACGAAGATAAATTCTTGCTTATTCATATTCTTAAAAATCAAATAATTCTAGTTGTACATATCTCTTCTTCGGGAGTAGATTTTCTATTTCCTTCAGTATCTTAGCTGCGCTCTTACAAACAGAACTATTTCGGTTGCGCTCTTGTTCTATCTGTACGTTAAGCCAATGTTTTACCCAATTCAAAGCATGCTCTATGGCATCTTCCTGTGTCTTGAACCAATTCGTGTTGCTGAGGTTAGTTCCAAACGCCCCTCCTCTATCTGCTAGCATGTACGTCACACCATACGTCCACTTTCCTCTAACATAAGCTGTGGATATTTCGATATGGGGGATTCCGCTGCCGATTTCTGTCTTGTCAGGATTCTTGCATACACCGAACTCGTTGAATAGAAATTTCTTTATCATTATTCTACTTCTTTTTCTGTTATTAAAAGCTGCTCCCAAATATACTCGTTCTTTAGGGTAATCTCGAAGAGGGTTGGATGGTCCTCAGAAACCTCATACTCACCGCTAAAGGCTTGCTCGTATGATTCCAATACCTTCTGCTTTTTATCTGCCAACATTTCCTTTGCCTTTGTTTTGGTGGTATAAACTCCCAAAACATTTACCTCTGTGTCGCTATCGTTGCCATAGAGTTCGGTAAATACAAATACTTTCTGTTTCTTCATCTTACTCGCCCTCCTTCTCTTCTATATCAAACGAAACACTTTCCAACTCGCCTGTGCCTTCAAGATGTCCACTATCGTACATTTCTCTTGCAAGACGTTCAGCGCATTCCGGTGTAATATCGGAATACTCCACCTTGTAGGTGATTCTCTCCACGATTTCTACTACATACTTCTTCATAATCAAATCCTTTCTTTTAAAATTAATACTAGTGGACGGATGGTACGTTGCAACCATCTGTAGCGGCTTGAATACCGCATTCGCCCTATATATATAACAACAACAACTTCTATTTTATCTTCTCAAGACAAGTGCTCTTGTCTACGCTTACATATCCTCTACAATATCTTCAAAACTCTTCTTCTTAATCTCCATGGAAATCAGACTGCTTATGTCTAGAACTTTCGTTTCCTCGTACTCTCCTCTGGACGTATCGTGAATATAGATGCAGAAACTATCTATCTCGTATCTGTCGCTATTGAACAGAGTATAGCTTGATGTAGGAAAGCGGAAAATGATACTGCTCCAATCCTTTTTAGCCAACAGATTTTTAACAACTGAATTTGTCATACTCAAAATGTTTTATGAGGGAGATTTCTCTCCCTCGGGGTTAAACTTACTCCTTCAACAGACTTTCTACAAGTTCTTCCTTGGTGGCAAAGACGTCTACGCCCTTGGTGTATGTACTATCATAACCTAGCAAAAGCTTGCAGACTTCCTTGTCTTCGTTCTTCTCAATGATGATGCGTTTAATCGTTTCCTCAACTATCTTGTTATTACGCATGGTGAAAACCTGCTGCCCAACATAGAAGTTGGTTGTAAGATGCGTCTTTGCTCGCTCCTGTACTTCCCAATCAGGCGATAATTCCATACATGCGTACACTTCCTTGCCTTCTTGGAGGTCTTTGGTGATGTGCTCGAAGATTTCCTGTTCTGTTGGCTCTCGCTCTTCTCCGGTCTCTTCATCATCGATGGTGTAAACATCATATCCCCAACCTTCCTTGTCTACAAATTTGAGTCCTGCTGCCTGTGCCTTTACTACGTCTTGTATGGTGTTAATCTCAACTCCTACAAAATTGTCACTCAATCTAACTGCCTTAGTTGTCTTCATAATTTTATCTCCTATAATTTTTGTTTGTAACAATGAATTGAATTAATACTATCAATATCTATAAATTTCTTGCCATCACTAAAATTTATGATGAGGGCATTTAAAAATTGTTCATAGCTGAAATTATGGCCGAGGTATGGTCGTACCTCAGTTGTTTCGTTTTGTCCGTTAATAAGAACAATAATACGTTCGTTATTCTGTTCGCTAAACTCAGCTGCGAAAGCAACTGCTCGTTTTACTAATTTCGGATTCATATCTTATTCTTTAAATTTGTTATTGTTAACCATTCTAGCGGCATAAGTTCTGCCGATAATCTCGTCTATCTTTGCTTGCTGCTGATAATCTGTGCAGTCGGCAAAGTTCTCCTGTCCCTCATAGAAACGTGCTGCATTCTTCAGCTCATGGAGTGTTGCTTGGGTGTAGTCCTTGTTAGGATCAACTTGCCTAAGGTTCTCACATGTCTTGCAATACTCGATGAAGTCTACAAGCAAAGATTTCTCCTCGCTCTTGCTCTGCTGCATTCCGGCTCCCATAAGAGGTAGGGCAACTATCGTTGCCACTACCAAAACTATCTTAATTCTCTTTTTCATATTACTCGTCCTCCATGTCTTTTGCTGCTCTCAGTCTGTAGCCTGTAAGACTGCCAACTAAGAAGATTAATACATAAATTGTGATGTCCATAACTTAACCCTTTCTATATCTTATTTCGTTTACTGCTGACTGAACCAAAAGGCTTGAAACCTCGGTTGGCTCGTCTATAATATCAACAAAAGTGACTTCCTTCGTTTCGTTGTTCAGAAACTCCACATAGTCGGGATTTAGGCGTTTATACACTACGTATTCAACTCCGTTGATTTTCGTGGTAATGGTGTCATGGTCTTCTCTGAGATAGTCGCTTATCTCGTTGATTAGACTCCAATACTCTTTCAAAGCTAAAATTTTCTTCATTTTCGTTCCTTTCTTTTAATTGTTATACTTGTGCGGTCTCACGGCTTGAACGTGATGTGCTCCTCTATTCGCTGACCGCTCCATGTTACTTCTTGCCAAAGTTGAAGATTCTAACAAACTGAAAGAAGGTTTTGTGTCCTACAAGGTGAAACAAGTCTTCAAAGATATACTCCTTGCATTCCTTTGTTCCTTCTCTGTACACATCTTGCATCTGCTTTGCGGTCATATAACCGCTAGTAAGCCATTCGAAGAATAATGCACCTAAACTCTCGTAGTCGTTGTTCTTGTCATAGAACTTCTTCTGCTGCTCGTAAGTTTTGTTCTTTCTCATATTCTAATCTCCTATCTTTAATATTCAACACCATTCAATTTAAGGGCAATTGCCTTTAAGTTCTCGATTCTCTTTTGTGCATTCGGGGTGATTTCAGCACCACAAATGAGGACTGCCTGTGAAAGGTTCATTACTTTGTCGTATAAAGCGTTTGTGATGTTTGAAATCTCATCACTCGTAAGCGTTATTGTCTTTTCCATTGTCTTATTGTTTTAATAGTTCAACTTTTCTTTAATCTCTTTGAACTCCTTCAATCGCTTGTGCGCTATGGGAGTGCCTTCGTTTTTTGATAGATAATCCTCTAGAAGGATTATTCTATCTTCAATAGCTGACTTGATGTTTGCTATCTCTTCGCTTGTAAGTGTTATTGTCTTCTCCATAAGCCTTATTTTAATCTTGTTATTATTGCTTTGATGATAATCTCACAACTTTCTGTTGAATACTCACTCTTACGCTCATAAGACGTGTAATAGTTGTCGTATATGTCCTTGCTGCGTCCAACATACTTGTAGCCTTGCTTTTTAAGGCTTTGTTTCAGCATTTCAAGTTCCTTGTCGTTAAGGTTCTCCGTGCATATTGGCTCCATTGTTACTCTGTCCGAATATCTTTCGATTCTGCGGTATTCTACGAAATTAATTGCTGCCATAGTCTTGAATTTTTAAGCGTGGGGAGGGCGCTTGCGCCCGTGGGGGCGCTGCCCCCTTATCTCCCCACATTGTTACTTACCATTCCTTACTCATTTCATACACCCAATATAAGCCTTCATGTTGTAAGGAGTACTCTTCTGCCTTTTCTCTTGTGTCGAATTGTGCAACAACTTCGGGTTTCCTGTCGGGTTCGCATACATAGTCTTTCACTACTATGTAGTCCTTCATGCACTTGCCTTCATCTTTGAACACACCAAAGTATTGTTCGTAATCTTTGAACACAAGTACATCAACAAGTTTACCTCTGTACATTACAGGAAACTTCCCTATAAACGGATATTCTCCCCAAAACTCTTTGATGTACTCATCATTGTCTTCATATCTTTGAGGTTGAACCTCGTCTTCGTCTTGTATTACGTAACCTTCATCGGTGTAGCGAAGGTCACAAATGTAATAGTCTGCTAACTTTGCCATAGTCTTTAATATTTATAGTCGTACAACTGAGCGATTACGTTATCGTACAGGTCTCTTGTCTTCTCAACGCTGCTTTCCTTCCAATGAAATGGATTCTCGTTTGCAGTTCTTCTAATTACGTTGGCTAATACCATAGCCTCAGCCTTAGTCAATTCTAATAAACACATCTTTGTTGTTTCCATTGTCGTTGTTGTTAAAATGTTATACATACAAAGTGCAGGTGTACGTTTGCGCCCAACGTTCACAAGTTACATGTGACCTAACTCCCTTCGTTTAACGTCCGTGGGTTGACGTGTTTCGATGTTTCTCTAGTCTAACACGACTAGCGTTTTTACATCTTGCGTGATGAGTGTTTGAGACTTCTTTGTCTTGTTGCTTTGAGAGTTGCAACTAACTCGGTGTACGATGTCCTCGGTGTTTTGCCTGTATCATCCTCAGTGTTTTGCCTACTTAACCTATTTGTATAGCGTTCGTTACTAGCCAAAATCTCTAAATGTGCCATTGCTACGCTTGAGAAATCAAACCAACTTGATTTCGAGTGCAAAGATAAAGCATATTCTTTACTTTGCCAAATGTTTGGGCAAGAAAATGCTTTTCTTTAACGTTATTTAAGTAAAGAAACCACTTTACTTTAAATAATAATGTGTACCTTTGTACGCAATAACAGAAAGCAAATAGTTTATATGGCATTAAGAATAAAAGAAATCATGGAAAGTAAAGGGTTGACCAACACAACCCTTTCAACGAGAATGGGAGTTACCAAACAAGCGGTAGGACAAATGGTGAAGGCTGAGTCGCTGACAACTGCAACGCTAGACAAGATAGCTGATGCCTTGGGCGTTCCTACATGGCAGTTGATTGCGTCACCTAAAGAGGTGGCTACAGATATTGAGGAGAGCAAGGGCGGCTTTTCTTCCTTCATCCGCTACAAGGGCATCCACTACACGGCAGACACGCTCGATGAGTTCTTTAAACAAGTTGATGAACTAAAGATTATAGCAAGATGAAGAAGTTTTTAAGTAAGGTTGGCACATTCTTAGGCGGTTTGCTTGGATTCTGCTTTGTTGCGGTTGTCTTGGTGTACTCCTTCAAAAGTACGTTCTTTCACAACGTGAACGAAGACGTTGAGCGTAAACAAGAAGAACAAAAAGAAGAGTATCATAGGGAGTATGAGGAAATGGAAGTTTTTGCAGATTATGATACATACTACTATCACTTCGATTACAACTGCAAAGGAGTACACGATGATATGACTGAAAGAATGCCACTTTATAAGGCAGAGAACGAGGGGTTCGAGCCTTGCCACTTTTGTGCAGAGTAGTGAGGGCGTCAGCCCCACAGGGCATGGGGAGGGCGCTGCCCCCTTATCTCCCCCGAGGATTCTTCACTCTCACCCATAAGGAGAACACACAAGAGAGAACAGAGAGAGTATAGGGAGAGAAAACAATTTCCCTAACTAGGAAAAAATATTTCTCCAACTAGAAAAATAAAAACCGCCTAAATCATCTTCTAAAAGCCTTAATTCTAGATGAGCGCATTATCCGTCACAAAACCATGAAATCTACGAAAAACCCACAAAATCGGCTCTAATCTGCTTGAAAATGGCTCTTAAACGGCTCAAAACTCACGAATTTGGGAGAAATCCCGACCAACTGCCCGAAAATCGCAAAAATCGGCAGAAATGGGCGGCTTTAGCGTTGATTGTGGGTGAAAACCATTCAAGAAGGAGGCTGAATACGGCTAGTTAAAGTTTGCTAACGAACTCCTTGCGTGCGTGCGTACCTATTAATGCAAAACCCCTTTTTTATTTGCAAAGAATCTTCTTTTATGAAATAAGAACTTTCTTTACATCTAACTTTTATTCTCCCTCATGAACAACTGAAACTAACTTGCTTATAATTAGCCGCTTGTCTTTTCTTTACAATAATCACGTATGTTTACAAAATGGGTCTTCTAGAGGGCGAAATGGGAGGAGGAAAAGGGGTGAGTTGCGCCCCGAGAAAGAAATTGGTGGGATTTTGGGCGATTTTGAACGAGGTTGGAACACGGCAAAACGAACCTTCAAATATTATATATTTGCCCTCGAAACATCAAATAATTGCAATTATGACGGAAATATTATCAAAAATCCCAAAGCATTTGACCTCTTGTCCTGTACTCACGGACAAAAAGGAGTGGATATTAGGTGCTGCTGCCTTGGCTGGCGGTGTTGCGTCTTCTCTCTTTGGCGCTAACAAGGCGAAGAAGGCAGCTAGAAGGGCACAAGCCGAGAACACGTACAGAACGAACGCTGAGAAGGCTTGGTACGACAAGAACTACAATACGGACTACCTTGATACGAAAGCAGGGCAGAACCTCATGAGAAGGGCGAAGGAAGTACAGGACGAGTATGTTCGCAAGGCTGATGGCGCTGCTGCCGTTGGCGGTGGAACTGCTGCAAGTGTGGCGATGGCGAAGGAAGCAGCTAACAAGGCTATGGGCGACACGATAGCCAACGTAGCGGCACAGGACACGGCTCGCAAGCAGCATGTGGAGGATGCTCACATTCAGAACACTCAGCAGTTGTCTAGAGAACGTCAGCAAATCGAGCAGCAGAAGGCGCAAGCCACTAGCGATGCGGCTCAAAATGCGTCAAATGCTATGTTTAATTTCGGTGTGAACCAATTGGGGTCAGAACTCGAAGGTACTAAAGGGGTGAAAACCAACACTTTAGGCTCAAACGGAAGTGGAAGTGATAACACGAATGTAACACACACGCCACAAGTGAACCCAACTGCAATAGCGTATGAGGCTCAATATGGGAAGGGAGCCGTGAAAGACCCTATCCCTGTTGGCTACAATGAGGTTGGGCAGCACTATGACCCTCTCGACCTAGCCACGGGAGCCAAGAAGAGGTTGAAGGGGTAGGCAGCTAGAAGGTGGAGCGGATGAGCGACAGGCAAGGTGGACGAGGCACAACAGGCGACCCCAAGACCCCCACCCCCTTCGACCACCGTTGCAAATTATAGTAGAATAATACAAATAAAGAAATTCTGCCTCCCCCCACCCCCTTTTTCTGGATTTCGGTTTTCCGATTTTCCCCACCCTTGAATTTTCGGGAAGTGTTAAAATGATTAAACATAAATAATATGGAAGTAAAGATAGGAAAAGGTCTTTTGTCTCAGACAGAAAAGCCATTCGAGTCTAGCAATAATAAGATAACGTTAGATGATTTAAGGAAGTTCTTAAAAGAAATGGACGAGCAGTATAACCATAGAGTAAATACTAGAAGAGAGTATTGTGCTCGGTTGATATGCAAGGATGGAAAAGTCCGAAATGTGCAAGTGGTAGAAAGCAAGAAAGAATCTGATGAGTGGGGTTCTAAATTCTACTATTACAAAGAGACAGATAACGGCATTATTCCTGCATCATACCACGATATTATAAACCTGTTTTTAAAACATAAAACAAAATAGATTATGACATTAGAAGAAGCAAAAAAGATATTGAAGAAGGAAGGTTTCTACGTTGAAAAAGCTACTAGACCTTGTGCTATTAGCGAATCGTTTATCGAATACGAAGATCCTACTATATGTGAAGCCATGCAGGTTGTTAATTCTGCCGGTTATTTTGTCTGTATGGAAATGAGCTGCTTTGATGAGCGCAAGGCTCGCTTGAAGAAGGAGTTTGAAGAGCATGCTAACGCACCTGTTTCTGGTAAAGAACAGCCAAAGGAAAAGAAAGGTATCATTTACCCTTCAACCTCCCCAAAAGCTGATTTTTACTACAAACATGTTCTTAATGAAGGCAACCCTGCTCTTAAAGAAGCAGCCTCCCAGTTCAACGATGCCTTGTTGGATGAGCAGGCAAAGACGATTGCCAAGCAGAATAAAGAGCTTACTCGTTTGATTTCTCTTGTAGAGAAGAAGGAAAACAGTATCAGCCGACTCTATTATGAAAAATCAGTTCTGGAGAAGGAAAATGAGGATTTGAAAAAAGGCGAGATTCCTGCAAGATACTTCGATAAAGCCTTGGTTGACGAACAGTCAGAGAAGATCAAGAAGTTGGAGCATGAAAAGCTCGATATATTGGAAATGGCTAGCTCTTGCAAGCAAACCATTGCCGAGCTTACCAAGGAGAAGAAAAATCTTGAGGATCAGATTACGGTTTTGAATGCTTGCAAAGAGCATAACGAGAACGTTGACAGGAAACAGATTAAGCGTCTCAGCAAGGAGATTGCCCGACTCAACAAGATTATCCATAAGAAGAACTTGAAGATTGAGGAGTTGCGGAAGGAAGGTTCTAGATTCCTAAGAGGAAAGATAAAGACGTTCGGCGAGAATATGGATTTGAAAGGTAAGCTGAAGGATAAGGACGCAGTTTTGTCTGACGTTGCAGAGGACCTTCGCCTTACAAAGATTCGTGAGAAGAATCTTGCCGAGTTAGGTCTGAAATATGTTGGTGAGAATGAGAAGTTGAAGAAGAAGCTTGCCGACAAGATTGTTAACGAGATTGATGCTCGGGCTTTGAAGAGCGCCGAGAGTGCTCTCGCTTACAAAGAGAAGATGATTGCAGAGAAGGACGAGGTGATTGCCGACTTGGGCAATGAACTGGCGGCTACCAAGAAGGAGTTGGAGGAGAAGAATCTTGAACATGCAAAGAAAATTAGAGTTTCTTCTGATAATGCAGAGGAAGGCGCAGACCTTTATGGAGTAATTGTATTGTGTGGCAAGGATTTAATTGATGCACTAAATAACGTAAAAGACGTATGGCAGGAGTAAATAATCAGAATACGCAGCAGCCTAGGAAGAAGCCGGTAACTATCGGCGGCTATCCTGAGGCTGTGCATGACCTGATGAGGGCGAAATATCCCGATTATGATCAGGTGATGAATGGAGGCAACGGAGGAGCCGCGGTGGTAAATGGCGGTGCTGGCGTTAACTTCTTCGGGAATGGGGGCGGTGCTACCGGTAAGTTTGAGGCTCAGCCTGTTCAGACTGGCGCAGCACCTATTACAGACTTTACCCAGATGCCTAAGCAGGAAGAGTTCGTTCCGCAGGGAAGTGGTAATGCTAACCCAGCCTTGGGACCAGTACAGACTCCTTACATGGGCGATGCAGCAGAGAATACTCCTCAGCCTCAGAGCAATTTTGAGGGAATGCCGCAGCCTTCTACCGGTTGGAATGCTGACGGAACACCTCGCTATGATACGCTTTCTACTGCTCTGAGCGGCTTTCAGATGCCGCAGGAACAGCAGGTTCCAGAGTTTGAGGCTGACCCTAAAAAAAGGGATGGAGGCTTTTTCAGTTGGCTCGGCAAGGTTATGCCGAAGAGCAGACCTGGAATGCGTGAGGGCGAGACTCCTGATGAGTATGACCGCAGAATCACTACCAACCGTGAGAAATTCGCTGCCTTTGCTGATGCTATTCGCCACATGGGAAACATCATCAACACTTCGAAGGGTGCGCCTCTGCAGGTGTTCAACGACCCTACTGCCATGATGGAACAGGGTTATCAAAACCGCAAGGCTCAGAGACAGAGACAGGCTGCCCTTGATGCGGATGCTGCCTATAAGCAGGCAAACTTCGACCTAGATAACCGAAAAGCACAGGCTGATCAGGTTTATAAGGAGTATCTTATGGGTCTTCGTGGTGAGGGTAATCAGCTTGCCAAGGATAAGTTTGAGTACCGAAAGGGAAAGGATGAGGCTGCTGCCCAGTATAAGAAGGATAAGGATAAGCGTGACTTCGAGTATAAGAAGGAGCGTGACAAGGTGAAGGATGAGCAGGCTAGGCAGCGTCTGTCTATTCAGCAGTACAACGCAACCCATAAGGGGCGTGGCGGCGGTGGACGGTCAGGCAGGAGCGGTAGCGGCTCGGGAGCCAAGTACTGGTTTGAGGATAAGAACGGCAAGATGCGCTATCAGCCTAACAAGACCATGTGGGAACAGGAGTACTACCGTGAATACGGCAAGCTTCCGCAGGGCGAGACTTCTACTTCTACCAGTACAAAGACCATCAATCCGAAGACTGGCGCAGAGGTAACGACCACCACAAGAAGAAAGGGTGAATCTGTTACCAGTCAGGCAGCAGCTTCGCAGAATGCGGCTAGGAATGCGAGAAACAGACCAAAGCCTGCCGGCAAGTCGAAGAACGGCTATAAAAATACAAAGAAACTTGGATTATAAACATTAATATATAATATATGGCTGGAGATAAATTTGACCAACTTTATAACGCCTTGAAAGCCGATGGCGCAGTATCGGGAACTAGAGAACATTTCAGACAGTTCGTGTATGCGCCTGGCAAGCAGGGCTATCATAACAGAAAGCAGCTCTATGATGCGCTTTACGCAGATGGTGCTGTTTCCAGTAAATCGTATGAGGAGTTTGCGCAGCGACTCGGACTTCATGCAGTAAATCCGAAGCCAAGGCAGCAGAAGCCAGTTCAGCCTGTCAAGAAGCTGACGATGAAGCAGAGAGCGCAGGAAGTGGCTGCTCAGTATCGGAAGCAAAGGCAGCAGAAGGCTCAGCAGCCTAGAACGGCTACTACTTCTGGTACAGACTACATGCAGAACTGGCGGTTGATGCACATGCGTAACGACCAGATGAACCCGATGCAGCAGGCGCAGGCTAGTAATGCGCGCGCACGCATGCAAAGAGCACAAGAGCAGTCAGCACGTCAGGAGCAGCAGAGAGCAACCCCTATCAGCAGAAGCAGAATAACTCCTACTGCCAAGAATTTCAACGAAACGATGCAGCAGCTTTCTACTCCTGAGGCTAAACAAGCTAGAGCCAAGCAGCAGAGAGAGGACGATGCTAGGAATCTCGCCCAGTATGAGGTTGAAGGCAATAAATTTACGATGAATGACGGCAAATATGGTACTATTGCGCCTGAGATTGATGCTCTTGTTGCTCCTTCAATGAAGGAGGCTGATGATTTGTCTTGGTCTCAGTATCAGCAGGATTTGCAGAAAGCTGGCAATGATGCCTATCTGAGAAACAAGGCGTGGAAGGATTTGCAGGACAACAGGATCAGGAACCGCCAGAATGTACTTGCCGACACCCTTAGTTCCAAGTTGCAGGAAATATACTCCCAAAAGGGATTGCAGGAGCACATCATGCAGAGTGCTGACAAGCTGAACATGGGCGTGGAGGAGTACGTGGACAAGTATGTTACTCCTCAGATGATGCAGCGTGCCCAGACTATACTGGGCGTTAAGAATATCGAGGAGATTTTACCTCAGAGTGCCACGGAGTATGTGGTGAGAAGACTCAGCGATTCTATCTTGGGAACCTTGTCTGCCGGACAAGACAAGTCGAGAGAGCAGATTGCCAGAGAGCAGGAGGCGATGGCTATTGCAGACGGTCTGGAGGAAATGCCTACCGTTAATGGCTACAAGGCTAACGAAGGTTACAAGTCTGGCATGGGCGCACGTTTCGTTTCTACGGCGGCTAACATGGCGATGGACTCCCCTATTCTCGGAATGACAGGCAGCGCATCCAATTTGACCGTGGATTTGGGTAAGCAGGTCCTGATGAAAGGTCTCGCCAAGGCTGGAGTTGTGAAGATGGGAGCCAAGCTTACCGCACAGCAGTTGGCATTCAAGGCTGCAAACATGACGATGGCACAGAAGATTGCTTCTGGCTTGGTGGAGGGAACGGCGAAGAGTGCGCTCAATCTGGGCGGTTACTCCAGTATTACCGCAGCCCTAGGACAGGCATCCACCGGCGATGATACTTCATTGTCGGCATTGGGTCAGGCGGCATTGGGTGGATTCGAGCATGGTGCTACCACTGGTGCGATGTTCGGAGTATCGGGTGCTATCATGTCTCCTTGGGTTTCCAAGTTCGGAATCACCGGCATGGAAAAGAGTACTGGAGAGCGATTGCTTCATGGCGCGCAGAAGTTTGGTGCTACGGCTGCCGGTCTCGGAGTTGAGGCTGGAACCATGATGGTTGCCGACAACGTGACTGGCGACAAGGATATTTCCTTCGGTACTTGGCTGGAAGATGTTGTGATGGTTGGCGCATTCAAGGCTGGCGAGCCTAGCAACTTCGTGAAGATGGGCAACATTCTGCATCATCTTACTCATAATAGCGGTGGTAATTTCGTGATCGGAAAGAATGCCAACGGTTCACCTATTGCCGTGGATATTCGTCTGACTCCTGACGAGAAGAATGAATTGATTTCTTCTGCATCTGGCAAGAATCTGATGGATGCTTTCGTGAAGGTGGACCGTGCATCGAAGACAGCACCAAGAGATCCGAAGTATAAGACTGCTTACACGGATTTCATGAGCGACCCTGACGTTTCTCAGAGCACCAAAGAGAAGGTAAATGCGGCCATGGGACTGTTTAATACGACAAGAGGTAAAAGCTACCGCAGCGTGAACGACGTGAAGAATAAGCAGATTCTGGAATACACCAAGAACGGAACGCTGCTTACACGTACCTCTTATAAGAATGCCGATGAGCGCAGAGCTATCCTTTACAAGCAGAAGCTTTATCGTGATAATGACGATATGATGTCGCTGATGGGCTACGCAAGGATGAAGGATATGCAGCTGACTGATGAGGACGGAAATGTTACCAGTCTGGCACTTGGCTTCCTCCGTAATAACGGCTATGACACAAGCAAGGATGTTACAGACCCGATAAACGCCCAGCTGATTAATGACTTGCGCAACCCGAAGAGTGCGCTCTATCTTGACTGGGAGAAGTATGTGGACGTTTACGGTTCGTATGGCGATCTTAAAGTAGAATCCGCAGACGTTGTTGATGGTCTTATTGACACATGGAAGAAGATGATCAACGACAAGGGGAACATTACTGTTGATATTGACAACATCATGCGCAAAGACCCGATGAAGCGCACCGACCAGGAGAACAAAATCTTCTATTATGTGAAGAGCGAGCTTGAAAACAGACTTTTCCCTAGCGGAAAGCCACACGCAGACCAGTCTGCAAGCCAAGGTAAGACGGTTGCCGAGGAGCATAGTCTGGGAACAGACAATCCGGATAGCGGCGTGGTAGTTGATGAGTTGCGCAACCTTCGCAACGCAGAGCAAGCCCTTGATGCAGCGATGGATAGCAACGATGTGTTCAAGCAAACCTTTGAGAAATTGCACCAGCAGGGCTTGACACCGGCACAGATTTACGATGCACTCATTCAGAATGGATTGACCCAAGAAGAGTTAACCCCACTTGCCCAATATATTAATGCGAACGCTAGAGTGCAGGGCATGCAGCAGGCTACAGCTGATGCTATAGAGGAAAACGTGAAGAGTTTTATTTCTGATTGGAGCTATCACGGAACCTTGAACGGTCAGGCGATGAATGGCGAGCAGGCTTTGTACGTGCAAGACAGCAGCGGAAGAACACTTCTTGTTGGTTCGGGTGATGTTGCCTTCGACCAGACTACTGGCAGAGCTAAGGAAGGAAGTGGCGATATGCTTGTCTGCCTGGACCCTAATACCAAGGAATTGGTTTATGTAAAGGCAGATGAGGTTACTCTGGTTCAAAATCAACCTCTAGACCAGTTTGCTGCAGAATATCGTCAGAGATTACAGATGAAGAACTCTGAGCCTTACAATCAGGCGGCACAGGAGCAGGCTATGCAGGATGCTGCCAAGGCACAGCAGGAAGTTCAACCTAAAGAAAATAAAAATGAAGAGACTAGTAACAATGAAACAGATGGAAAAATTCGAAAAGGCGACAATGCCAATAGTGGAAGTGATGGAGAAGCAGAGGAAAATGCTAGCGAAGGCGATGCCTCAGTTCAACAAGTAGAGCAGCCTCAGCCTAGCAGAAAGTTTGCCGATGGTTCTGATGTTCCTATGGCTATGGACAGTAAGGGAAGACCTACGCCAGACTATGCTAGTATGACTCCTGAGCAGAGTGCGGAGATTCTTACTGAGGACTTCGGGGATAATGCCGAGAAGGTGGTGGATGGACAGATTCAGAAAGCAGAGAAGGCTTTGAAGGATGCCGAGAAGATGAAGGTGGACTATACCGCCGAGCCTAACGACATCATGGAGCAGGAAGCTTTGAAGACTAAGACCGTTGAAGCTGCCAAGCAGCAGCTAGAGCACGCTCAGAACATCAAGAAGACTATGACTGCCAAAAAGGTGGCTGAGACCGTGGGCAGTACAGAACAGACCGAGGGCGCACATGAGGCTGGCAGCGTGGCTGCAAAGAAGTTTGTGAATGCACCTAGACTTGTAGGAAACAAGCGCACAAGAATGCTGCCTGATGGAGAGACAAAGATTAAGGGACACTATGAGATTGTTCCGGCTGAAAGTCTTACTCCTTCTCATGATGTGAATAACGACTATAAGAAATCTGAGGGATTCCCTACCGATGCTGAGGGCAGAACCGTGAACGATCGTGACTATGAGCACGACAAGGCAGCTCAGCAGAATACGGACCAGATTGCCCGAAAGTATAACGGTATGGCTATCGAGCAGGTGCCTGTGGTATCTGACGAGGGTATCGTTTATGATGGTAACGGTAGAACCATGGCAGGACAGAAGGCTGCAAAGGAAGGAACAGACAGCGAATACATCAACGATCTCTTGGAGAATGCCGAAAACTTCGGTTTTACCAGAGAGCAGATTGAGCAGAGCGGTATTGAGCATCCTCGTCTGGTTATGGTGACGGATGAGAGACTGCCTTACGATGCAGCTACCTTCGCTAAGTTCAACCGAAACGAGAAGAAGACTCAGAGTAATACCGAACAGGCGGTTGCCAAGGCTAAGACCTTGACTTCTGACGAGGTAGGCGCGATTGTCGCCGAGATTGAGGGAAATGGTTCTCTTGATGCTTTCTTTAACAATTCCAAGGCAATAAATGACTTGGTGAAGACGTTAGTAGATAAAGGCATCATCGGACAGAACGAGGTGGCACAGATGATGGATAGCCCTGAGCGACTTTCTGCACAAGGCAGGGAGTATGTGAAGAACCTTCTGTTGGGTTCAATCTTCAAGCCAGAGACTATCAGAATGTTGGGCATCGACTCTACGGTGAAGAATAAGGCTATCAACGCTATCCGCTCGGTAATGGACAACATGAAGTTGGGCGAGTTCTCTCTTCGTGATGAGATTGATCAGGCTATCCAATTGCTCTATGAGGCAAGACAGGGCGGTAATAAGGTTGATACGCTGCTGAGAACACCAGACATGTTCGGTGAGGATGCGGCTAAGCGTTACTCTTCTATCTCTCAGATGATGGCTTTAGCCTTGGAGGGCAAGGTTTCTGATTTCAGAGATTTGCTTGACGAATACAACCGCATCGCTAAGGCTAGAAATACTGGCGAGGGCAATATGTTTGAGGCAGCTCCTACCAAGGAAGAGTTAATTAATGAGTATTTGAACTTTAAAAAATGGCAAAATTATGGAACAGGACATTCAGAAATTGAAGGAGGCAATGATGTTTCAGGCAATGAAGAACCTCAACAAGAAGCATCAGGAGGAAATGAACCAACAGAAGCAGGAACAGAACCAGAGCGACCAAGAGTAAAGGAACCAGACGACTTAGTAAACAAGGAACTCGAAAGTCGCATTGAGGTGACGGACGAGGAAACAGAGACTCCATCAAAGAATGGTCCTATCACAAGGCAGAAGATTCTTATTGATGGCGACAAGGAGGTTATTAAGGTTGATGAGCCTAACGACAAGGGCGAATACACTGGGTCTTACTATGAGTATGATGGCAAGAAGTTTGGCGACCTGAATGAGGTTGTCGAACATGTTGACGGTAAGGTAAAAGAAAAACCTCTCCCACTCCTTCCTAAGGAAGAGAACCCAGACCCTACTTTTGACCCGATTGCGGCGGCCGCCCAGGAATTCAAGAAGGAGCATCCTCTGACTGAGGATGAGATCAAGAAGGCAGACGTGGATGATTTGTCCAAGGATATGGCTCTTGATTATCTTAATGGTGAGGTGACGGATGATTTGCATCGTGCTATCTATGAAAGCATCTTTGCCAAGACTAGAGGGCAGAAGACTGAACCAAAGGTTGAGGCTCCAAAAACGGAACCATCTGCTGACCCTATGGAGGGAATCAAGAATGCAGCAGAAGCTTTTGGAAAGGAGAAGAAAACTAAGGCTGAGACAGAGAAGAAGCCTCAGCAGAAGGCTGACGATGCAGCAGTAGCAGCTTCCAACAAGAAGGTTAATGACCTTTGGGATATGCTCAAGAATGCCGGCAAGGATGAAATTTCTGCTTCGTTTGTTGGTCTTAACTCTAGACAGCTGGAAGTATTGCCTAAGCTGGTGAGCGCCATGGCCGAAAATGCTTATCTGAGAATCAAGAGAGGTATGCACAATCTTGAAGACGTGGTGAAGGAAATGCGCAAGGAGTTTGCCCCTGCTGCCAAGCTCTTTAAGAAGGAAGACGTGGATGCCATCTATGAGCAGATGATGAATATCCGCTATCGTGATGGTGAGCAGCGCATGAGTTTGAAGGAGTGGGCTGACTACTACGAGAAGACATCGCCTAAGCATCAGGAGAATCTGGTGGGCGACTCAAAGACTGCCGAGGAAAGAAAGCTGGCAGAGAAAAAGTTTATTGATTCCGTGAACCTGCAGTTGGCCTTCAAGCATAAGATTAACGGTATTGTTGAGCTGAGAAAGATAGCAGAGAGAGTTGGTTTGAAGGGTATTAAGGATACAGACCTTCAGGAGCTTGCTGAAACTGCTATTGTTAAGCGAGCAAGAGGTATCGCTTCTTCTGAATCGACCAACGATGCTGTAAAGTTTGAACGCATCAAGACACTCTATGAGAACCAGCCTAGTCTCAACCAGCGTGATTCAGAGCGAGTGATGAAGCAGCAGTACTCTACCCCTGCCCCTTATGCTTTCCTTGCGGATATGTATGTGAAGGGTAACGGTAAGGTGATTGAGAGTGCTCTTGAGCCAAGTGCCGGCAACGGTATGCTTACCATCGGCTTGCCAATGGATAAGGTACATGTGAACGATATTGATGCCCAGCGATTGGCGAACCTGAGAAGACAGGGCTTCAAGAACGTGACCAGTCAGGACGGAACTCAGCCTTTTGCAGACAAGGACGTTGACGTGGTGGTGACAAATCCACCATTCGGTAGTGCTACCCCTAAGGAGTATGACGGCTACAAGATTTCTTCTCTTGAAGGACAGATGGCTATCAATGCCTTGGAGAGCATGAAGGACGATGGTCGTGCTGCCATCATCATCGGCGGCAAGACGGAATACGCCAAGAACGGAAGTCTGAATCCGAAGGATAAGGCTTTCCTTGGTTATCTCTATAGCCACTATAATGTGGAGGACGTGATTAATGTGGATGGTAGTCTCTACGCCAAGCAGGGAACCAGCTACCCTACACGTATTATATTAATAAACGGAAGACGCTTGAACGAGAATGCCTTTCCACCAGTAAAGGATAAGGCTAGAGCCGAGACCGTGAAAGATTATGACGAACTTTATAAACGAATTGAAGATGATATACTACGAGGTGAACGGATGGATTCTTCCATCGGAGGAGAAACAAGAAGTGCTCAACCAGAACTTGATAAACAAGGCGCTGCTAGTACTCCTAAAGAGAGAGTACGAACAGGAGAACGAGGAGGAAGCAAACCAGATGATGAGCGAGAGTCTGACCTATTTGACTCCACTTCCGTATCAGGAACCCATGATGACTTGGAAAATCAACGAGGAACCGAACCAAGAGAAGATGGAAGACTTTCTAATGGAGATAGTAGAACAGACGGAACAGGGACAGAGCCTTCTCCAAGCAAAGAACCAACCACTGGAACCAATGAGCAGCGAGGAAATGGATCAGGAGGAGCTGGACGGAATGACGCTCAGCCAAGTACTGATGAATCTGCCAACGCCGGGAGCGGAAGCGGACCACGGGGACAATTACAGCGGGTGGACAAATCCGTACGTGGACTAAGCACCGAGAAAGTTACCTATACCCCTAAGAGTGGAAATCCATTCACTCTGAAAGCTGTTATGCCTGCCGATCAGCAGGAGGCGGTAAACAAGAATCTCGAAAAGCTGGGCGATGCCGACCAGTTCCTTGTTGATGAACTGGGCTATAATGATAAGGATGATTTGTATTCTCATCTTGCTGCAGAGCAGGTTGACTCTGTAGCCCTTGCCTTGCAGCAGGCAAAGAAGGGCAACGCCTTTATCATTGGAGATATGACTGGTATCGGTAAGGGAAGACAGGCTGCTTCGCTTATCAGATACGCCAAGAAACAGGGTCAGGTTCCTGTATATTTCACCAAGACAGCAGGATTACTGAGCGATGTTTACCGTGACTTGGTGGATATTGGAAGCCCAGACCTAAGACCATTTGTGTTCGGTAGTGCCAAGGAAGCTGCCATTACCGACTCAGACGGAAAAGTTGTATTTGCTTTGCCATCGAAGAGCGAGGTGAAGCGTGTGCTTGACTACATCGAAAAGAATGGAAAGCTGCCAGACGAATACGACTATGTATTGACTACTTACAGCCAAGTAAGTAATGGCGTGTATGAGTTTGACGAGAATGGTGCCCGAAAAGAGAAGAAACTTGCGAAGGGTAAGACATTTGGCGCTGCTGCCCTTAGCGGACAAAGAAGACGTGATGCTATTGAAAAACTGATGGGTAACGCATACCTTATACTTGATGAAAGCCACACGGCTGGTGGCAATAGCGGTCAGGGCAACTATTTCCAACACATTATTCAGAAGGCAAAGAATGTTACCTTCTTCTCGGCTACCTTTGCCAAGAGACCAGACAACATGCCTATCTACGCTTTGCGTACTGCCATGAACGAGGGCGGTATGAAATCATCCGATTTGATTGATGCGGTAAAGCGTGGTGGTGCTACCTTGCAGGAGATTATGAGCCAGACCTTGACGCAATGCGGTCAGATGATTCGCCGTGAGCGAGATATGACTGGCGTAACCATCGACTGGAAGGCGATTGATGATCCTGAGCGAGTGCAGGAACAGCGAGAACAGTATGATAGTATCATCGGATTGTTTAATGATATTATCAATTTTCAAAAGAAATATGTTTCAAGTTACGTGGATGAGCGTAATGATGAGCTGGCTGCCATTCAGTCTACTATGGGAATCAAAAAGGGTACGGCTGCCCTGGGGATCAAGAATCAGCCTTTTGCCAGCAAAGCGTTCAATACCGTCCAGCAGGTTCTTCTCTCTCTGAAAGCGAAGTCTGCTGCAGAACGTGCCATCGACTATTTGAAGCAGGGCATGAAGCCTGTGATTGCGTTGAATAATACCAATGAATCTCAGACTGGCAACCTTGCGCTTGGTGAGGAAATGGACGCACCTGACTTGGGTACATCTTTGAAGAAGGGTCTGGAGGGTACACTTCGCTATACTCAGAAGGACGCAAAGGATAATAGCGAAAGCGGCTACATCAAGCTTTCTGATTTGGGCGATGAGGCAGTTGAGGCTTATCACGAACTGGAGAAGAAGATTGAGCAGACAAGTACCGGTCTTTCACTCTCCCCTATTGATGTTATCAAGAACGAACTGCAGAAGGCAGGTTATAAGGTTGGCGAGCTGACCGGTAGACAGACCGAGTTTGTTTATAACGACAACGGAACAGTTACAAAGGTGAAACGTGCTGATACAGACAAGAAGAAACTCGCGCGCGACTTTAATGATGGCAAGATTGATGCGCTTATTCTCAACAAGAGTGCAGCAACCGGTATTTCCCTTCATGCTTCGAGCAAGTATAAGGACCAGAAGAAGCGTGTGATGATCGTGGCGCAGCAGCAGCTTGACGTAAACGATGAAGTTCAGATGCGTGGACGTATCGACCGAACCGGTCAGGTGGCTAGAGGTGCATACGAATATGTGGTTTCCCTTATCCCTGCCGAGCAGCGACTGCTGATGATGTTTAAGGCTAAGTTGAAGTCGCTTGATGCCAATACTACTTCTTCGCAGAAGAGCAAGTTCAACGAAATGGAAGTTGCCGATATTACCAACAAGTATGGTGATAAGGTGGTTAAGGAATACATGGCAGAGCATCTTGACCTTTATGCTCGCATGGCTGATCCATTCGGATGGGAAAAGAGTAATGGCGAAGATTTGTCTAGAATCGACCCACAGACTCTTGTTGCTAGCGGTGGCGGTGTTGGTGATGGCGAAGATGGTGCCGATGCAAGCAAGTTGCTTGGGCGTATGGCTCTGCTGAGAGTTTCTGAACAGGAGAAGATGTTGCAGGAGATTGGCGAGCTTTATGCCAACGAGATTCAGCGACTCAACGAAATGGGTGAGAACGACCTTGAGATTACCGAGCTGCCTTTGAAGGCTAAGACTCTCCACAAGGAAGTTTGGAAGCAGGGTGCAGAGCCGGGCGGTGATAACGCCTTTGCCGACAACACCTATATAGAAAAGGTGAACATGGCCATCTTGAAGAAGCCAATGAAGGCTTCTGAGGTGAAGGCTTCGCAGGATGGTTTGACTGGCGGCAAGACTTGGGATGAATACAAGACCGATAAGAAGGCTGCCGTGAAGGAGTACTTCGACCAGAAGATTGCTGACGAGACTCAGAAGTATGAGGAGCGTGCGGTGAAGGTTGCAACCAAGGCGAAGGAGAAATATATCAAGGACGCTAAGAAAGGTCAGAAGGATTCGGGTATGAGCGATGAGCAGATTGAGAAAATGGCTGGCTATCAGTATGACAACATCTACAAGCAGGAGAAAGATAAGCTGAACGATGTGGTGAAGAACCTGAAAGCCAAGGCTGAAATGTTTGAGCGTGTGCTTGATACCTTCGATACAAACCAGACTTTCGCTCTGCCTACGGATATGAATAACCCTAACGAGTTGAGCGGATTCGGTAACAGTTATGGTAGACTTATTGACATCAAGATTACTGATAACTACTCGCCTAATGCCTCTTCGGTTTCCTTCGCTACCTTGGATGGCAGGAGAAAGATTACTTTCCCTATTGCCGGCAAGGTAGGTTCTGGTGAAAACAAGGTGGATATTATCGGTTCTATCGACCGCATGACCAAGCAGGCTGCCGGTATGGGAGACAGCCATCTCAGAGTATTGAACCAAAACTTTGATAACTGGGATAGACTGACTAGCAATGAGAGCCGTAAGAATGGTTATATCGTGACCGGTAACCTGATGCAGGCTTTGGTTGACAGCAAGGATCAGGGCTTGGGCGGTCAGCTGGTGAAATATACAACTGATACTGGCGAGGTGAAGACTGGTATCTTGATGCCAGATAGATTCGACCCTAAGGGCTTAACTACAGATGCGCCTATCAACAGCGTGACCGAGAAGTTTGAGCTTTCATCTTGGCATGGTGGTATTGATGAGGTTACTTCAACGGATGGTGATGTGAAGGTGAAGCGCATAGACAACAATCGTGGTAACTTCTACGAGCTTCGTGTACCGAAGAGCAAGGCGAAGGGCGGCAAGTACTTCATGGATGAAGATTTGCTGAAACTGGTTAATGGCAATAACTTCGAGACCAGAGGTAACAATATGCTTGCCGAGTTTAAGCCTGACCAGTTGAAGCCAGTACTTGACCACCTGTCTAAGATGGGCGTAAAGGTACAGGATGAGCGCAAGACTTCTGAGGATGAGGGCGCTCACTTCCGTGAGGATCGAGGCTTGCAGTATTCTAAAACAGATACAAAAGATGTTAAGAAAGGTAGAATCATTCCGGAAGATGTAGATAAAAATGTATCTTCGCAGATTGAAAAGAAGTTTGATTCTACCATTGAAGACATTGTAGAGCATGCAGAAGACAGATATAAGTCTAGACTTATTGATGATGCAGATTTGGCTGTAGAAGAGTTTTCTAATTATGGTAGAAGTGTTATAGAATACTACATAAATGATTATGAAAGAAAAGTCGAAAAGTTATCAGGATTGTCCACCGGAGGACGTAATGGTGGTAATCAGGACAGTAAGGGAAATAGAGGCTCTTATCTACTCCAATATTATAAGACCATTCTCGCCGTCGCTGACAGAGAACTTGCCTATAGAGACGCTAGAGCAAAGAATCTCAGAGAGACTTGGGGATTGCAACCAGGAGGAACGTTTTTACTTGGAGACGTTGAACGAATTTTTAAAGAAACAAATCGAGATAAAGAAAAGGCTAAACTCTTCCAGAAAGTTCTCGATATAAACAAACGTCTTGGTGTAAACATCAAGGTAAGTGCCGAGAGTCCGAATAAGAGATCAGGAGAAGCAGACACCTACAGAAACATTGATTTGTATATTGATGGTCTGACAAAAACAAAGGCACCAGACTACGCTGCCCCTACTGTTATGCTGCATGAAATGATTCATGAGGCTACGATGGGTGCTATCAATCTCGTTAAGAAAGGCAGGGCTGAGGGCATGCTGACTCCTAAGCAGATAGAGGGCGTAAAGACTATCCTCGAAATCTATGACAGAGTAAAGGGCGATAAGGAACGTTTCAAAGAAGAGCCTTACGGTCTGACTGATGCTTACGAGCTGACTGCTCAGATGGCAGATTCTAGACAGAGAAAGGCGATGGACTTGTCTATCTGGGATAGAGTTATGAATGCAGCACACGAATTTGCAAGAAGGGGCGATCGCTCTATCTTGTTGAGAGTGAAGGATGCAATCAAAAAACTCTTTGAGGTTTCTGACAAGGATAAGATGGATAAGGCTATCAATGACATCATGGATGATTTCAATGAAACCATTGATGATATTTCCATGAATGAGATTGAACAGGACGGATTCTCCTATAAGGTCACCGACAAGGACGAGCTGGACCGCCTCAACAAGGAGAAGACTTTCAGAATGTATAGCGGAATGCAGGAGGTGGATGGAAAGTTGTACTCCCCTATGGCTGCTATCATTGACGGAAAGCGTACCGATGCTACCGAGATTGGTGCTTGGATGGGCGCAGACGAGCGACCTGACCTTGTGAAGAACGGTAAGTTCCAACTTGTAAAGACCGACAAGAACCCTGGGGCAGGAGAAGGACCAGTACCAGCGGCTTATAACCCTTATATGCACACTTCTACTTCGGTGATGAACGATCAGTTCTCTGGCGCTTACGCTAGAGGCAATATCAAGGTTGTGGAATGGGAGATTCCTGAGAGCGAGAAGACTAGCGGCTATCACGCCGAGGGCGCAAAGAACTCTGTGGGCTTGGTGCCTTGGACTTCTGGAACAGTAAACAGCCTTCTGCCAAAGGACAGACAGAGAAGCGTGATGCTCTCTAGATGGAGAAAGGCAGTAAGAATATTGCCTGACGAGGAGGTTGCTGAGAAAATCGCCGACCAACTGAGAGGAACAGGATTGGCTATCCCTTGGAACGTAGTTACCCCTAGCCAGTTGAGAGAGCTTGTAAAACTTGGTGTGCCTATCACTACCGTAGAGCAAGGCAGACAGAACACTGAAACCAAGGAGAAGTTCTTGCAGCAGATGGCTGATTTGGAACAGGAGTTCCCTCAGGCTAAGTTCGTTAACGTGAAAATGACAAAGGATGCCTATAAGGAATGGGGCAAGTACGGCGGCACTAAGTTCCGCACGGACCATAGTGATGGTAACTACCCTACTTCATCTGTTGAGAACCATATCGAAAAGGTGGCTCAGAAGACTGGCGCAAAGGTGAACATGGTTTCATCGGTTGATGAAATCACCAACAAGGCGGCGAAGGCTGCTATTGAAGAAGGCAGAAAGATTACTGGTTGGTATGACGAGAAGACTGGCGAGGTACATCTTTACATGCCTAATATCCACGATAGATATACTGCCGAGAAGACTATCTGGCATGAGGTGGTTGGACACAAGGGAATGAGAGAGTTGTTTGGTGATGAACGATTCGATAAGTTCCTTCGTGAAGTATGGTACGACTTGGATAAGCCAGAGAATGCGGCTTTGAAGAAGCTGGTGGATGAGGAGAGAAAGTTCAATCCTCTGAATATCTATGATGCCATTGAGGAAGGTATCGCGCGACTCGCCGAGGATGGCAAGGGTGAACCGGGCTTCTGGAATGGTATCAAGAATAAGGTATCTGATTTCCTTCATGAAATCGGTTATCGTGTTGCTCCTAATACTAAAGATGTGAAGTATCTGCTCTGGTTGAGCAAGAACTTGCAGAAGAATCCGAATGATCCTTATTGGAAGCTGAGAGCCGAGGCGGTGAAATACCGTCTCGACCATGAGCGTATGCCTGCTGTTGTCGCGCGCGATGGCATGTTCTACGGAAATGACGGAAAGTTTAGAAGTTTGGATAATCTTACCAAGGCTGAGTGGAATGAGGCTACAGATGGAGAGATTCACTTCCGTACTACCCCATCTGCCGGCACGGCACTCGATAGATACCACCGTTCACTTGATGAGCACGGCTATATGTTCACCGAGAGCTATATGGACAATATGCTTTCGTTGAAGAAACTGATGAATGCGATTGTGCCGGGCAAGAAGATTGAGGATATTGCTTCTTCGGAGAATCCTTATATACTGCAGAACACCATGCAGGGTGCAATGAGCGATGCGGCTCAGATGTTTGAACGCAACGTGATGAAGCCTCTAGACAAGGCCATGGCCGGCGTACTGGATGCTTTCGATGGCAAGAAAGACGATGAGAAGATAAGAAACTTCAATCTCTACATGATTACCAAGCACGGCTTGGAGCGAAACCGTATCTTGTATGTGCGTGATGCCTTGAAGTATATGCGCATGAACGAGAAGACTAAGAAGCTAGCTGATACTGTGGAGTTCGATTGGAACAACGAGAAAGCTACCCTTGACGAGAAATTGGAGCGTGGAGACATCGACTTGAAGACTTATTATGAGCGCATGGACGATTTCATCCGTACCTACGTGGATAGTGACAATAAGTTTGATGCTGGCGAACATGACTATTCGGGTATTCACGCTATACAGGAAGTGGCTAAGTCTTCTGATCCTTACGATGATGCAGAGGCTATTCAGAGCGTGATGGATTCAGAAGCAAAGATGGAGAGTATCAAGAAGGGGTCTGTTAAGGACTATTGGGATAAGGTGAAGGCTGCTACCCAGTATTCCATTGATAGCGACTACAAGAATGGCCTTATCAGCAGAGAGCTTTACGGTCATGTGTCTGACATGTTCAACTGGTATGTGCCTTTGAGAAAGTATGATGAGGCTACGGCAGAAGATACTTATGGCTACATTACTGAGCAGGGAGACCCGAAGAGTTACATCGGAAGCACGATCATGAGAGCGAGAGGACACAAGTATCTGAGTGAGACAAACGTGTTGGCGCAGATTGGCGCGATGGGCAACAGAGCTATCAAGAATGGCGGTATGAACGCTATCCGTCAGGCATTTGCAAGATTCGTAAGAAACAACTCGAACAATAATCTTGTGACGGAGACTAGGGTTTGGTACGCCGATGACCCTATCACTCACACCACCGTGGAGCGTTACCCAGACATTCCCGATGACGCTACGGCTGATGAAATAAATCAGATAGTAGCAGACTTCAATATGGAAATGAAGGATTTGGAATCAAAGGGGTTGGCGACAAAGGTGTATCGAAGAGGAAGAATCGGCTATAAGTTCCAAAGAGCGGAGAATAAATCGCAGCATATCGTAGATGTGAAGATTGCCGGAAGGACCCATACCTTTATTATCAACGGAAATCCTAGAGCGGCGCAGGCTCTGAATGGATTGCTGGAGAACTCTGGCGCCAAGGGAATCATGAAACCATTGAGTTCTATTTCAAGAATGATGGCGCAGTTGTGTACATCATATAACCCTGAGTTCGTGATGCGAAACATTATGCGTGATGCTGAGTTTGCATCGAGCAACGTTACTTCTAAGGAGGGTGCAAGATATGGTGCGTTCTGGGCGAAGTACTATGCGCAGTTGGGCTTGTATAAGGGTGCATCGAATATCAGCTTCAAGGATTTGAGCGGAACTACTGGCTTGGGCTTGTTTGCCAAGTATCGTAACGGAACACTTGATACTTCTGACAAGGTTCAGCGATATTTCAAGGAGTTCATGGAGAACGGCGGCGAAACCGGTTGGGTTCAGATCAAGAACATGCAGGATTGGACCAAGGAGTACAAGAAAGATGTGAAGAGCGAAAGAAGCAAGATTGACAAGGGCGGTGCTGCCCTTCGTGACTTCTTCTTCGGAAATCTTGCGAACATCAACGAGGTGGCTGAGAATATCGCACGATTCGCTACCTACTGTGCGAGCCGAGACAGTAACCGTTCTATCATCCGTTCGGTCTATGATGCGAAGGAGGTATCTACCAACTTCAACCGCCATGGAAGCGGTGATGCCATCAAGAGTTTCAAGAACGGAGAAATGACTGGCGGTAAGGCGGCTGCAAGATGGGCTTACGGATTTACGGCTAGCTATCTGAGACATTGTTCTATGTTCTTCAATGCCGGTATTCAGAGTACAAATCTTCTTGTGAAGAACTTGAAAAATCATCCTGTGGGTACTTCTATCAATATGCTTGCCATTCCTTTTGCCCTCGGTGCGCTGGCTGCACTTGGTAACAATGTGCTAATTGCGAGTGAGGACGAGAAGGACAGAAAGGGAGTGAAGGACCCATACGGCGAGTTGCCTGACTACGTGAGAAGAAACAATCTCTGTATCTACAAGGGCGGCGGTCAGTTTATTACTATTCCGCTTGCTATTGAGTTGAGAGCCTTCTATGGTCTTGGCGACTTGGCAGCTGGTTTGACCTTCTCGCCAAACGTGAGCGGACAGAAGAATCCTGCCTTGGATGCCGTGGGCTGTATGTCGCAGCTTGTGCCGGTGATGGACTATCTCGGTAACTCTTCGGCTGGCAAGGAGCCATTGAATGAGACGATCAAGGCTATCTCTCCTTCTGCCCTATCTCCTTTCGTAGAATGGGAGCTAAATACCGACTGGAAGGGTGCGCCGATTGAAAGACGCGGTGACTGGAATGAAAACTCCCCTGCTTGGCAGAGAGCCTACAAGGGTGTGCCTGACGGATATATGGCTGTGAATAAATGGGTGAATGCACAGACCAACGATGTAGCCAAGGGTAATGATGATATGCTGGGTAACAGTTTCCTGGATATGGTAACAAACCCTAGTATGCTGAATCACTACATCGGTGGTATAGGTGGTGGCGCGGCTACCTTTACAGAGCGAGCTATCGGTGTTATTAAGCACGGAAGCGACACGGAAACCAAGGATATTCCTTTCCTTCGCTCTCTTCTTTATACGCCTAGTGAGCAGAGCAGTTTGCAGAGAACGAAGAGCAAGTGGTATAACTACAAGGACGAAATGGAAAAGACCATGGCCAATGTGGACCGTCTGAAATCGAAGAACGTTCCGATTGATAAGAGAATCACGAATATAGGCGAGTATTTCCACTTCCAAAACTCCAAGGAGGCTGCTAAGGTTAGAATCATCGAGCTGGCAGAGAAGCAGATGAAGCGATGGAAGAAGCTCAGAGATAAGTCTTCTGATACCGAGAGCATCAACTTCGCTAACCAGAATATTGACAGAATCATGATGGATGCGGTTGATGAACTGGATAGATTGGAATAAATAAAGAAAGGAGTGGGCTTAGTGCTCACTCCTTTAATATTTTATGTGCATCCTCCTCTTTTACGCATTTAGCACAAACGGTCATAGCATAACAATCCTTTAATGATACTTCCTTATATGAATCAATATCGGGACAATCTGGTCTTGAATGAGCAACCGTTATTCTTGGACCGCTTGAACCTACAAATTGAATATACACTTTATCCCCTATGCTTTTTTTATAACCACAAGATGTTAGAGCTATAGCGAAAAACAATACTACTAATTTCTTCATAATCTTTTATAGTTAAGCGTTATTTTCTGCAAAAGTACGGAAAATATTGATAGGTTGTATCGGGTTCGGGGTGGTTTCTGTATAGTTTAGACTTTTGCTAAATAAATGAGCAGGAGGTGACTCAGCATAAAATACTGAGGAACAGAGGTTTTAATGGCAAAAATTTTATTTTGAGCATAATTAGGCAGAGCCTCATCTTCTTCGTAACTTTGCACCAAGTTCAATAGTGAACGAAACGAATAAACTATTTTATTATGAGTGAGTCAAAAACTTACGTATTCGGGGAGAACGGAACCAGTCAGGGCGGCGGTTTCAATAGCATTCTCGCTATGCTCCCAGCACTTATGCAGCGACAGGGTGTAGATCCAAGTCTGTTTGCTCTCTGCAACGGTAAGAGTAATGGTAATGGTTGGGGCAATGACTTGTTTGCCATCCTGCTTCTCTTCATCATCATGGGTAGAGGCAACTTCTTCGGTGGTGCCAATGGTGGCGGCTTTATGCCTAACGGACAGGGCGGTGTTGCTCCTATGATTAACAACGATGCCAATACGGCTGTTATCATGCAGGCAGTTCAGCGCAATGGCTACGATGTTCAGTCGCTTGCTACTGCACTCAACACTACTACCGGTAACGTTATCGCTGCCATCAACGGTGTAAGCAAGGAGATTTGCGGTGTCGGCAACCAGATTGGCATGACTGCTAATCAGGTATTGACCGCCATCATGCAGGGTAACAACGCAATCGCTACCCAGTTGGCAGAATGCTGCTGCAAGACCAACAACAACATTACCGCCATGGACGGAAATATCAAGTTGGCGATGTGTCAGCAGACTGGAACCTTGCAGAATGCCATCAACAACGTGGCAGTAGGTCAGGAACGTGCGGTTTCTTCCCTTGCCTATGCTACCAAGGACCAGACTTGCGATTTACATAACGCCATCAAGGAAAGTACTCAGACCATCGTTGACGGTCAGAAGCAGGCTGAGATGCGCGAAATGCAGAACAAGATTGATTCTTTGCGTGAGGAGAACAGTACCTTCAAGTCTTCTGCCATGACTTCTCAAATCGTGGGTCAGGCTGTAGCACCAATCAATCAAGTTCTGGCAGGTCTGCAGAATGAGGTAGCTGGCATCAAATGTAAGCTGCCGGAGACAGTAACTACTCCTTACAGCCCATTTACTGCGGTTCCTAACTGCGTGGCTTATCAGGCAGGTTTGTATGGTTTGAATGCTGCCAACAATGCAGGATTCTGGGGTTAAAGAAAGGAGGCTGCTATGTTATGGTTAAGACCTTATACATGGGTGAATCGTAACGGTTCGGCGGCTATCGCTTCTACTGGCGTGAAGGTGAATACTGCCGATGTGGTGTTCACCTTTAAAAACCACGCCTTCGTGAATACCAACTACAGAGGAACGATTTTCGTAAATCTGCGTCAGGCTATTCCGACTGGAACGACTGGTACGCTGCCTATCCTTTTCGAGACCAACGGCGCAACCCAAGCTGTAACCAAATTCAATGGTGATGCTTTGACGGTTGCAGACGTGCCGGGAACTGGAGTGGTTCAGCTCTGGTTTGAGAGAGACACTAACACCCTTCAGCTAATGACGGGTATTGTTTAACAAAAAGAATAGATAATAGGAGATTACATTATGTTTCAAGGTTTAAGAACAAATTCTTTATTCTATGTCCTAGATAAGGGCGAAAACCCAAACTTGCAGATTGGTCAGGTTGTTTCAGTCAGCAACCCTCAGACGAAATACCCTACCTTCAACAATGGCTTCACGCCTCAGCCTATGGAAACTGTGGTTGATGTGAAGGTGAAGCTGAACGATGAGGAGGTGGATTTCAAGCAGCTACCTGCTAACGGACAGATAGCAAACGACAAGAACCTTGTGGTGAGTGACAACAAGGAAGCCATGAGTGCAGAGGTCGATACAATGCTGAGACAATCCAAGGCGATACTGGAGAGCGTAGATTACCACAAGAAAGTCGTTGATTCTTGCGAGGGAATGCTATTGCAACTCAATCCCCAGATAGCCAAGGAGAAGGAACAGGCTGAGAAGATCAGCAAGCTGGAAGGCAAGGTTTCTGGCATGGAAGGCAAGCTCGACAAGATGATGGGATTGCTCGAACAGGTTGCAAGCAAGTAATCTCCTACCCTATCTATTCACTTTAAAAATCTTATGATTATGATAATGGTTGAGATTACAGAAGACAAGTTTGATGGCTTGTATGATAACGTAGAGAAGGGCTTGCGCTACTTTGGCAAGGCTATGAGCTGCCTTGATGAAATGAAGCGTGAAGGTAGACGTGACCGATACGGCGAGCGCAACCGCATGCCCGATTATAGAGGTCGTGGAGGTAGAAGCGGTATGCGAGAGCATGAAGAGTACGACGACATGCGCCAACGTGAAGACAGAGACCGTGGAGAACGTGATTATCGAAGCTACGGCGACGAGTATTAACTAACTTGGGGTTTGGTAGTGAAACAGATTTCGTTACCAAACCCTTTTTAATATCAGAAAGACTATGGAAAGAAAATACAGACAATCTTTGAACGCCTACGATTATCAGCCGGAAGAAATGAGGGCTTACCTTCGCTACAACGGTTGGCACTTCAATAAGAAGATGTGTGAGTGGGCAGTGAAGCAGATGCGGAAGAACGGTAAGCCTATCCGCATGATGAGCAAGGATGATATTGAGGACATTCTGAAGAAGAACAATATCGTGCTGGAGAATAATGTGGGCTACGATGCTGTTTACATCGCACACATGTGCCTGGCTGATTTTTACGGTTCGTCTATCACGGAGGAGAAACAGATGGCTCAGTTCATCAAAGACTACGTGGATGATGAGGATCAGCAGGACGGCTTCATCTTCAACCGCTTCTATGCAGACACATCTTTCAATGGTGTGGGCATTCCTTGGGAAGAAATTCTTTAGTGATTAATTATTAGTGATTATTGATTAGTTGAATGACTGAGCAGGAGATATATTTGGAAAGGTATGACTGGGCAGTACACGTGATGTATGATGTTCATTCTAAGGATGCCATGAAGGTAAGAAGGTATCTTCGGGATTTGGGATGCAGCGGCATTCCTCTCGAAGATGCCTGTAATCTCGTGCTCGAAGGTGAAGCGAATAAAGGCATCACCTATTCTAATGTTGATACCAGAAAAACGGTGGTTGTTATAGGATGGACTACTTCAAAGGCTGAATGCATGAACAGCCTCAGCCACGAAATGCTGCATGTGGTTCAGCACATATCCGAACAGTTTTTGATAAATATGTATGGGGAGGAGGCTTGTTACTTGCTTGGTGGATTGGTGCAGGCTTGCTGCAAAAGAAAAGGGTGAATCGTTCGACTCACCCTTCTTCTTTATTCACAAAGTCAGCTACTTATAGTTCAAAATCGCTCAATTACATTTTTGTTTACATACTTGAATATTGCTTTGCTCTCATCTGAAGTTTCCACTAAATGAGCATTATTGTCAACTGTTAATAATATGCCAATGCTTTTTGATGTTGCAGGTATATAACAATTTTTGATTAGACATACTCTACCAAAATTCATTGGGTTTATCCTTTCCTCTGCAAATCCTTCAACATATTTGGCGGTTTCTGAATTAGCCTTTTTCCAATTATCACCATTCCTTACGAGCATATCCATAGGCATAATAGCTCCATTTGTATTATTGAACATCGTACTCTCCTCATCCTCAAAGTACTTATAATCATACCAAAAGTTAGAGGTAAAAGCTATTCCATAATCCTTTATTGTGGCATTAACGTCATTAATTATGCCGTTAAAATTATATTTCGGAGTTGTGTGTATATCATAGCTACTGCCATCTTCTGTCATATAATTTTTATTAAACATAATTATATGCTGTTCTCCATCAATCTCCACAATTAAAGTTTTTTGTGTTTCCTTGCAGTTACCTAATCTATATGCTAATGAATATACGTTAGTGGCATCAGCTCCCCACCAAGACTGCATATCTGACATTACACGTATTCCTATCGCTAACCCTGGAGCGTTAATTGTACCATTGTATGTTTTGTAGTCTTCTCCATAAATACTATCATACGCAGTTCCGCCAACAACTTTTACATTGTGATTGTTTTGCAAAGTCTGTAGACATAGAGAATAGATTCTACGACGGTTCACCAACATTTTCCCGTTAGAGCTCCCATGGAGCATTACCCCACCAAGCCTAATATCATCGTATACTCTTTCTTTCTCTGTGCCCCTGATAACCTTAAACGAGAATGCTGTAAATGCAGGAAAATTGCATCCCTCGATGGTTACGTTGGCAAGTTTCCCAGAGCCTAAATCCCCAAAATATACATTTCTGTCTATATTCCCAGTATTGTAGGCTGTTCCCATGGCACAATTCTTGAATTTCATGTTACAACTATTTTTATAGTTGTAATTTTCATGAGTATAGAAAGGCTCTTGCGTATAAGAATACCATTTACAATTTTCAAAAATCAT